TCGCCTCCCTTTTTACTGTCGATGCTGGTTAGCGGGATTGCCGTTCGCAGGGTGTTTTCATCGCCGCTGATCACGCTCTGGACTGGATTGTCGCCGAGCTGCTTTACGAAGCACGGGACCGGCTGGAGCCAATCGACAATTGATTCCTCGCATTGCTGGACGACGTCCTGAATCCAGCCAATATCACACGGCTTGGCGTGGGGGCCGCTTTCTCCACCGACAATCACCCAGCTGATCCAACTGTGATCGACATCCACTTCGCCATCCGAATTGTGAGCTTTGGGCTGAAGCCAATGGCGCAGATCGATCGGTTCCCACATTGGTTCGACTGAGAGAAAATGTTTGGTCCAGGGTTCGCCTACTTTGATCAGGTAATCGATACGCACGGTGGTGGCTTGTGTGGTGATGCTGGTGCCTGGCCAAAGGTTGTCGGGCCATTTGCTGCCTATCTTGTGCAGCCAGTCGCTGAATTCGGCCATGCGTTTTGGGCGCTTGGTGAGCCAAAGGCCGATGTGAGGCCATTTTCTGACGACGTCGATGATCTCGGTTTTGAGGTAATTGAACGTGATGTTCCTGGAGAGCGTGTCGGCCATGTCCCCAATAAAGACCAGGCGCGGGTAAGCCTTCGGGATCCAAGGCTTGTCCGGCCTTGCTTGGCCGCGCAGGTCGGGCCATTTTCCTGCGTTGGCCATGCGGCCTGGTCGTGGCTCAACTACATCGAACGAGCCGATACCGTGAATGCGTTCCTGGAACCGGCCAGCGTAGCACCGCTTTTCGCCGCGATTGGGAAGCCACAGTTCGCAGCCGTCGCAGGCGAAGTTGGTTGGGTTAACGGTGCTGTCGCACCATTGGATATTGGTGTCGATCATACGATCGGTGCGGTTTTGGAAAGGCGCTGCAACGCGCGGAGTTTGCTTTCGGCTGCGGCCTGGACGGTCTTTTGATTATCAGGCCAGGCGACCACCTGCTGGAGCCATGGGATATCGCCGATTGAGCAGTTTCTAATTTGGTGCAAGCGATCCGTTGCTGAGACGGTTTGACAGCCTGGGTGATATGATTGGGCTTGTGCTACGAGCCAGGGATTTTCGATGCTCATGACTTGGAAGTTTTCAGGCGTTCAACGTAAGCGCTGAAAGTTTTATAGAGCCGCTTTGTTGATTCGCGTGCCAGCAGCTGTTCAGGCTGCTCACACCAGCCCAGTCCAACGCGCTGCAACTCTGCATGGCGAACGATTGCCAGGAGGCACACGAAGGAGTCTTGATCGAGACCCACGTAGAATCGGCCAGTGTGGCGACGGGTTATGGTAATGCGGGGTTTCATGCGAAAAAGCTTGTAGGAGACGTCAACGGAATTACTTTTCGGGCGTGGACCTTAAATCCTTTGTCGCCGTTACCTTGAACCAGATCATCGCTGGAGTAAAAGAAGCACAAACAGAAACTCGGAAACATGGAGGAGCCATAAATCCGCGGTATGTTATTTATCGCGGCGACCAAGTGCATGCTGCTCCAGAGGAGATTATCCAGGATGTTCAGTTCGACGTTGCGCTTACAGTAGAGGAACAGACCACCACGGACAAAGCAGCGGAAGCTGGTGCTGCGGTGAAAGTATTTGGGATTGTCGACCTCAAAGCGAGCGGAAGCGGAGGCAAAGAAAATCAATCGATCAATAGCACGGTCAGTCGCGTACAGTTTAAGGTCAGAGTGTGCTTGCCACATGCCCCAGAAGGATAAGCAGGCGTAAGATTTCATCCGATAATTGCGTGGAGGCGTTTCTTTAGTTCGTGGCCGTAGGCAGCCATCTTCTTGCTTTGGCTCAGGAAAGCGTCTGCTGATTGGAGGGCGGCGGGGAGTTCGTCGCGCGTGATCTGTTCAGTGAGCTTGAAGCCGGCCTGGCCGCGCACTATGTCAGCGCCCATGGCCTCGGCAAGTTCACGGATGTAACGAGGAGCCCAGCCGAATTGTTCCTCAATCTGCTTGCGGGTCTGCCAGCCGTGATCCACGAGCCAGGTGCGTAGTCGGTCGAGATCGGCCTGGTCGACCGGCGCAGGCGGTTCGAGGGTTAGTTCTGGTTGGGTGAGGGTCATGCTGCCTCGATTTTATCGATCGTGAACCCGCGCAGGTTTTCAAATCCATCTTTTTGAGCCTGATCCCATAAACGACGCACTTCCGATTCGTCTGTGGCCTCAACATCGAATGTTCGGATTATGGTGCTTCCCGGTCCGAAGCCATCGATAGGGATAAAAAAAGGGTTCCGTGGCGGATTGCGCAAAACGAACCGGCTGGCAGTGACCATGAATTTCATGCGCGGTTTTCGGATTGCGAATGAACTGTGATGAGTGCTCGGTCGTAAGCGACGATGTATGACGAGCACTTGCCGTCTACTAAAAGAAGCACAACGCGCTCAGAACAGTCAGGACAATCGAAATTGAGGATGTCGCCTCGGTGATTGAGTTCAGCAGCCTTTACAAAATCACCAAAACTGAACTCGATGCCGCAGGACGGGCATGATGGGGCGAGGTGTTGCAGATCGGCCCAACCCTTTTGGCGACGGCGGCGCAGGGCTTTTGCTGCGCGAAGGCGGAGCACTGCCAGGCGCTTTTCCATCCGCTTAACGGCACGCTGCAGCACCTTGTCATTCTCAGGCGCCCACGTTTTGCAGGCGTCGATCATGGTGGCTGTGGCGTCGAGCAGGGTCATAGGGCGAGCGAGAGCGGATGGAAAGTCAAAGGTTGAGGAGGCTCCCACGTCCAAATGCGCTGATGGCCACGTGCCGAAATCGGTTCAACCATCGGTCTGGCACTTTCAAGCTTCCAAAACCAGCGGCCTTCCGAGAAGTCGCCAAGCATGTCGTCCATCCTATTGCGCACGCAATCGAGGTTCATGCAGGCTCGGAAAAATACTTGGCCAACGACCGCGCCTCGTGGCAGTTCGTCAAAAGGAGGGGGATGGAAAGGAGCAAATCGGACGTCGCCAAATTCAGCGCGCACCTTGTAATAAATCATCCGTCCTGCGTCCCCAGGAAGCGTCACTCGCTTCGTGGCGTGGATCAGTAACGGACCGAAAGCGTTCGATGACCAGGAGCGGGTTTCCCACGTTTTAAACCCATGCACGACGAACCAAGCCCAAGGTTGATGTAGGGAAAGAACGTTCATGATTAGAATGGTTCGCTGTCGTCCTCCGTCGCTGAAGCGCAGCGGTCCTTTAAATGCGCTTCGCTATCCGGTGAAAGGTAGTTCGACTTAAACTGGTCGCGACGCGCGGGCTCGCTGCGCGCGCATTTGCGGGCTGCCAGGGTGTTGCGGAGTTGGGTCAGTTGCTCCAGCGAAAGGCGGTCGAGTTCAACGGTGTTGAAACGGTCTTTCATGATGGCCGCAACGTAGGGTGATGGCGCGTAATCCGGCGCGCTCGGAGATCGAGCCCCACCTGAAATTTGTTTATCCAGGCTGGCGATCGCGTAGAGCAGGCGCGTGCGAGGCATTTTGGCCTGGCGCAATTGCGCATCGAGGTTGGCGGGCTGGCTTACGCTGCGCAGTTCGGCCAGGACGCGATCGAATCCCGCGAGCGGATCGACTTTGGTGAGGGAATCAAAGCCGCATTTCTCCAGGAGCGCGTGCCGCTCGTTGTCGATCTGCAGGCCGGTCCAGCTGTTGGCTTTGGTCCAGCCTTGCGCTTTGCACGCGGCCTGCCACCCGGCCCAAAACCGGCGCTGTTGTGCTTTGGTCAGGAGCATGGGGTTGCGCAGAGCTTGAGCACGCGCTTGGTTCGATTATTTCGTTTGTCGCGGCGGGGAATTTTGATGGCGCTGGAAAGGGCATGTTCCAGGGACAGAACCTCACGTTCGGCGTGGGGGTCAACCGAACAGATGTCGGTGACGTGACGGACGGCGTGGATGACGGTGCCGTGGTCGCGATGGAAAGCCCTGCCAATGGCATGCATGCTGAGATCGGTGAGCTTAAATATGAAATACATGGCCACGTGACGGGCCCAGGCCAGATCGTCGGTGCGGCAACGGTTAATGAGCGACTCAACGGGGAATCCAAATTGGGAGGCCACGGACTGGATGATCAGCCTGATGGCCCTTTCGCGAGTGGCGGCTTCATCCGACAGCAAGTTCCCCTGGAGTGCAATCTCCAGGCTGTCTAGCTTTACCCGCATGGCCCGGATCTCGGCCAGGATTTCTGCCGCAGGAAGCTCAACGACTTTGTTCTCGGCGGGCATACGAATGAGAAAAATGGGAATTAGGGTGGCGGCAAAAATCGCGGTAATCGATTTCGATCCACAGTTTGGCTAGCGGATCGTCCCATCGACCCGTGACCAGCGCGTCTCGCACGTAGGCGTCGCGGTCCGCACGGCGGCTGGTGCGGGCGTAGTGCGGTGTCTGGGTTTGGAATTTGGTGGGGTTCATATTGGATCAAACCATTCTGCCGTAGGTTGCGTTAACTGCGTTGATGCACGCTGTCATTTCCTCCAGCGGGACATGCGGCAGGATCACGCGCAGGAGAATTACATCCCGGACGAAGCCATCGTTTGGAGTGTAGGGCTTGCCTGCGCCGACGGCTTTCAAAATTCGAACGATGGCCATGGCTTCTGGTTGGCTGATTTCGACCTGATGCGACGGAGGGGACGGAGGGGACGGAGGTTCGCTGATCATGCTGCCTCCGCTTCGGTTGCCTGGTCAACGGCTTCGGCCAGGAGGGCGTTTACGATTTTGTCTACGGCACCGTCCGTGGGTTTGATGATGATCCGATCGGTGGCGTCGCTTATGTGGCAGCCGAGCAGTTTCAAGGTGGCTGCCGGCAGAGTGGCGATGGCCTCTTTGTTGGGCGTGATTTTCGTGTGAAGATGGAGGGCGCTGTCCAGGTCGTAGTTGGGGGCCAGGTCCTGGATGCGTTGAACCGTGCGCTCGGGATCCGGGATCTCGATCCTGCCCTTGTCTTTTTGCAGGCCGAACTTGATGCCGTGCAGGGTATAGGTGCGCGGCCTGGTGAACACTTGGCGGCTGGTGTCGATGGCAACGCTGAGCGCCGACTGGTGCGCGGCGGCTTTGTTGACGGCGCGTTTGATGGCCGGCATGGCATCGGTTTGCAGGGAGTGAATTTTGAGCTGGAGTGCCAGCACGAGTTTCGAGAGTTCCTCGCGGGCTTCGTTGAGCTTTTTAGCGAGGGCTTCCATTTCGGCTAATGAGTGCATGTTAGTTGATGGTTGATGGTTGACAGCTTCTACTTGGCTGCGGCTTCGAGGAGTTCGTCCAAGTCGATCACGATCTCCTTCATGCCTTTGCCGACACTGATGACAGGGGCTCTCGGAAATTTGACGGACAGTCGGCCAATGAGGAAGACATCGGCCGTACTTTCGCTCAGTAATGTAATGGTCCCGTGATTTGGTTCGAATTGGTTTTTCATACTTTTATCTGTTGCGGTTTAAAGGGGTAAAAACGGATTGCAGAATTTCGCGGCGCTTGGAGTGCAGGCGCTGGGCCTTGGACTCGGCTATGCTCGCCATTTCGCGCGCATGGGCGCGCTTGCACATACCGTGGCTTACGCGCTTGGGATTGCGGACCCATGGCGCGCCACTGATGCGATGCTGAGGGTTGCACCAGGCGCAAACGGTCTTGAAGGTGAACCACCTTTTGAGGATCTGGAATGGGACCAATGGGACTGATAGGACCAATGCGGCGGTCGCGCAGAAAAGGAGGATGGCCAGGCCGAAGAAACCTGGCTTGTGGGCTTCGAGGGATTGGATCTCGGCTTCGGGATCCTTTGGACGGAACGGGAACTTTGGGGTGTGCTGAGTCATGATTTGTTTTGGGTTGAAGTTAAGGATTCGGCCCAGGCCACGGCGACGGCGGCGAGCTGGATCAGTTCCGTGCGGAGGTACTCTTCATTGGCAGCATCAGCGCCGGGGCCGGGGACACTGCACCATTTGAGTTCGTAGGCGGCTTTGGCGACCTCGCCGAACTCTTCCGAGAGGACCAACAGTTTGCTGCCTTGATCGACCTGGGCGTCAGCGCACCTGAACGGGTGTGTGCCGTTGCGGACTAACTCGTCCTGGCGAAGCCGTTCGCACCGGACCTCGTGCAGGACTGCATCCATCAGCAGCCGCTGACGTGTGTTAGCTGCCAAAGTATCGAGGCACTCCCTCACCGTGGGCACGCGTTGCCATGAGTGACCACAGGAATAGCAGTCTCGGTAAATACCAGCCCAGTATGGTGAGTTGATATGATCGGAACCGCACTTCGGGCATGGTGGCTCGTCAGCGGGTTTCACGTTCGGAGGTTCGATAGGGATGCGATTCATGGTTGGGGATCGTTGGGGTGAGGAATTTCGCGCCATTGCTTCGCGCCGGGGGCTGTGCTGCCATCGGCCCAAAACCAGCACCTATATTTGCGGCTGTAATAACCGGGCCAAACGGGATTCACTTCCGAGCCATCGAAGACCAGGACCGTGCGGTCGTCGCTTGGATGGTTCCTGTGATCGCGCCAGGGCGGTTTGATTGGACTGGATGGATTGGATTTCTGATTGGGGTTGGCGGTCGTAGTCATATTTGCGATAGCCGAGTGCATCGGCATGAGAGCGGAAAGGAGTTTGCTCATAGGTCAGCTCCATTCGCCTTGTTGTCTGGATTGCTTTTCGATGCGCAGGTGCGCGTCGATGAAGGTGTCCCAACCCAGCTTGGCGTTTTGCCTCGAGGCCAGTTTGCGCGCGTAGCGGATGCGCTCGGTGATGGCTTTGAGGCCTTCGTGTTTGGCCAGCATCCGGAGAATCTCGTAAGGCGAATCCGTGACTTCGTTTTTGCCGCTGCCGACCGTGATGGCCAATTCCTTCGATGGAAATTCCAGGCCGGCATGCTCGAGGATCGCGGCGATGTCGCCCTTGGTGGGCATGACGGGCAAAGCGACCTTGTGCACGCCGCGCCGCCAGAGCTGGACGAGCTCGCCCTGGCTGGCGCTGCGCAGGTTCTCAAGATTGGTCCAACTGAGGACCATGCCGCACTGGCAGTGATCGTAGATGCGGCGGATGACTTCGATGCAGGCAAAAAAACTGTTCAGCCGGTAGGTGTGTTTTAACAGGTGGACTTCATCGATGATCAGGAGAGTGTTGGGCGTGAGCGCGCACTTGATGCGTTCGATGAGGCTGGCGGTGTTGCTTTTATCGGAGATGCCGCAGGAGTGGGCGATGCGCCGGACCATGCCGCCGAGGCCGGAGGCGGCCTCGAGCTCAGCCAGGAAGGTGCGCCCGTGATTGTTGTGCTGCTGGTTGTAACGGAACGCCCAGGTCTTGCCGATGTGGGACGGTCCCCAAAGGATGACGGGGGATTGGGATTCGCGCGCGAGATCGCACGCGGTGAAAATCGTCTTGGCAGTGGGCGTGATAATGAATTCGGTTTGGCCGGACTCGAAGCGCTTTTGTTCCAGCGCCAAGAATTCGCGGATGCTCTTGATCAGCTCTTTGGAAGGGTCGCGTGGGGACTTGTCCGGGTTGCGATAGGAACCGGTGAAGAGTTGATAGAGCAAATTTTCGCTGCAACCGATCCGGCGGGCGGCGTCGCGCCGGCGCATGGGGTGCCGATCGTCAATGCACCAGCGGAAGAGTGCGATGAGGGATTCCTGGGCCTCGGTGCTGTAATGGGCCATGTCTCCCCGCATTTTGTCGAGGGAGAAGTTCCAGGATGCGCGGATTGTATCGGAGGGGTTGGTGGATTCTGAGTCTGTTGCCATGGTTGCCTTTCCGTTGTGGTTGGTGTTGGGGGTTACAATAGGTCTGCGGCCGAAAATGGGTCTGGTTCCGATGGGACTGATGGGTCGGATGGAACTGATGTGGCCAGTTCGCTGACTTCGCCCGCGTGCTTGCGGATCTGGCGCTCGCGCTTGGTGTCAACGCTCAGCGCGCCGATGTTGGCCTCGGTGCCGGCCAGGCGCTGGCGGGTGAGTTCGGCTCCGCGCGCGGCGATAGGCGCAAGTAATTCCCTCTCGATCTTCGCGGCGCGGCCCATCTGCGCGTGCAGGGCTTCGACGTTATCGTGAGCGATGCGCTGCCAGGCTTTGACCTGGCCAATCCAACGACCACGGGCATCGAACAAATGCAGCGCGCCTGGCGCCCACGGATTGATGACGGCGCGAAATTTGTCTCCCGGCGCGAAATGATGCGCGAGGTATCGCAGCGGCTCGGGTGAAATGGATTGATCTTCAAACACGATCAGGTGCTCGTCATTGACCTTGACTTCATGGCCTTGCCGAGTGGCGAGCAGCGCCGCCGATTGTTCGGGGCGAAAGCGGACGAGCTGGCTGCGGCCCTGGTCGAACACTTCACGCGGGCTGAGCTTGCGCGGGACCGGCGCGGCCACGGCTTTGACGGCGGCCTGCCGGTCCGGCGGGAGGGCCAGGACGGCTGTGGAGGGCAGAAGGCCCACACCGGGCACTTCAAAATCGATGGTGGTCAATCCGGACTCGAGCCAGCCTTCGATCTCGTGCTCGGTGCGCCGGTTGATTCGCTCCATGACTTCGTCCACCATCCACTTGCCCAGGGTGCACTCGACGAAATCCAGCCGAAGTTGTGACGAGACGTGCGTTGGCAAAGCGACCATGGCCAGGGCGAGGAGATCGGCGTGCTTTTCGCGCCCGTGCAATTCCTCCGGACAGTTGATGCGCGAGTTGCTGCCAGTCTGACCGGGAAACTGAAGGAGGTTCGCCGTCTCGTTATGGATCAGGTTGCCGAGGGATTCGAGCGCGGCCTTAAACCTGAAATTGCCTTTGCCACGTCCGGGGTATTGGCCTGCGAACGCGGATGCGCCATCAATGCCGCTCCGTTCGACGGTGACCTTGCCGGCAGTGAGGTCGTAAAGGACGCGCTCAAGGTCCTCGCGGATCGCGGCGGTGCCGTGCTCGACCATGCAGATGCAGCCGTCCTGATGATAACCGAATTCGGCGAACACGTGCGCGAGCAGGAACAGCATCTCATCTTCCTTGAGGCCGACTGCTGCGCCGGTCTCGGGATCCTCCAGCCGGGCTTTCAGGCCGCGAGCGAATTGGCAGGCGGAGAAAAGATCGTGCGCGTGGAGCTGGAGCAGGCGGCCTGGTTTGCGCGAG